GAAAAAACCGAAATTCAGAAGATTTTAAAACTTGCGCAAAGGCTTAAAGCCTATGAGGATACTGGCCTGGAGCCGGAGGAAATCTTGGATAGTAAATTGCGGGCCAACTGGGTACCGGTAGCAGAGCGGTTGCCGGATAAGCCAGGAGACTATTGGGTTGCAATGAGACATTTGGACGGCAGTGTAACCACGGTAAAAATGTTTTGGAGCCCTGACTGGCCCCATGAGGATGCGTGGAACGAGGTGGTTGTCGCATGGCAGCCATATTATTACCCGGAGCCATTTGTTCCACAGAATTAACATTTTGGAGGTAAAGGTGGACAAAGAAAGTAAGCCATGTGAATCATGTAGATTTGAACCGGAATGCAGGTATGCGCATGATTTTGAGGTAGATGAGTGCAAGGATTGGGGAACGAGAGAGGAAGATGAGGAATGAAGAGAAAACGGAAAAAACAGTGTCACGCAAAAGGAAAGGTGATAGCCTGGCCTGGGCGTATGAACAGGTGCAGGAAGAGTGATTGTAAAAACTGTCATTGCTATTATTGAGACTTGGGAGGTTACATGACACATACAATTAAGTTCCGTGCAACCCAGTGTGACGATAGAACAGATAAAATCATGAAGGTTATGTGCGGGGCAGATATGATTGGAGTTGCAGTTATTATAACAATTGAAACGGAAGAAGAGCCTACGAGAGAATATCTGGATGAGATGGCAAAAACAATAGAAAATTTGCCTAAATACGAGCATAGGTATTTTAGAGATGTTAGGGTATATTAATATTTCCGGGAGAGCCGGAGGAAAGGGAGCCGAAATGGAAGAATTGAAGTCTTGTTCATTTGGTGGAAACATTAAAAAAATAGTGTGTGATGCAATCAATATGGTCTGGGCTGGCGCGATGATTGGCGGTGGAGTAGCGATTGGATTCTTTGCAGTGTGTGCATTATTGATTCATTAATTTCTCATTTAGGAGGAGAGAAGCTGTGAAGGTTGTAGATGTAAAAAAAGAACTGTTTGACAATAAAATACTTATCTTGGCATCAGATATAATATCACTCAGCCGTGATAATGCTAGTCTTGATGACAGGTACATAAACCTTATCAGGAGCAAGGCGCTTGCCATACTTACAAAGTGTGATGATTATTTGTTAAGAGATAATCCACAAAACTGAGATTTTAAAAATGAGGAGGATGGAGTATATGACTAAACTACAAAAATCACAAATTATTTACACCGACCTTATATATGTC